CATTTTTATCCACAATATGTAGGGGTCCAATCACTTCTTCAAAGGTATATTGACGCCCCCTCCCCCAGTGGAAGTTAATGCCAGTAAATCCCCAAGAATAAACATTTGTAACGGCAACAAAAGGATGTGCGTCATATCTTACACGAGGAGTCTTCGGTCTGTAAACAAAAGTATAAAACTTACCTGCCTCTGGAGAAGTAGTTGTTTGTTTCAATACATCAAGTATTTCCAACATCAAATCATCGGCATCTTCTGTTCCATATAAGTTTTTGAGTAGAGGTTTAATACGGTTCATTTTTTAGAAATACCTAATTCGTGTTCCGTGATTACTTTGAAGGTCCATCCTTTATCTTTACAATATTCTCTTGCCGCTTCCCACTTTGATTGGTTTTTGGCATATTCATATGCTTCATAGATGTATCCTTTGGTCTGCCTCTTAGGTTTGGGTGGAGGCATCGTTTGCTTATATGGTTTAATCTCAATCAAATACTTTTTAGTACTTCCATCTGGTTCTTTAACCTTTATATAAGCATCAGGAAAGTATCTATGAATTCTTCCATCTACCGGTGAACGATATGGAATTGCAAGTTCTTCTGAAGCATACTCTAAAATATTTTCATTCGTATCACAATATTTTAGAAACTTCAATTCCCATAAAGACCGATAGATGATGTTGGTGGGGTCTCCAACATATTTTTCAGGAAATGATGGTTTGAATTTTCCTTTATAAGACATCTAAATACTTATACTAATAAGACTCATAAAAGGTATTTAGAATGCCTAGTATCCGCAGAATATCTGATTTTAAACCACTATTTACGAATCTGGCTCAGAGTTCTCACTTTCAGGTCATCTTTGGTGGTCTACCAACTCCACTTTTATCACATCTTGCAATAAGAGGAGTTGACCCATTATTTGTTGCTAATGATGCGGGACTACTTTGTTTTTCGGCATCACTACCGGGAACTCAACTAGCAACTGCCGATATTAGCAATAATTATACTGGAGTAAACGAAAGAATTGCTCATCGCAGAATCTTTACAGAAATTGGTCTGGAGTTTTATGTTGATAGTAATTATACCAATTTAAAATTCATAGAGCACTGGATGGAGTTTATTGCCAGTGGTTCTAATGAGAATCCATCCAGAGACGGATATTATTTTAGAATGAGATATCCAAAAGATTATAAGAGTGATATGACTAAGATTATTAAGTTTGATAGAGATTATAATGCAGAAATTGAGTATAATTTTTTCGGACTATTTCCACTTTCTTTAAATTCAGTACCAGTTCAGTATAATGGTTCTGATATATTAAAAATGAGTGCCACATTTAATTACGAAAGATATGTTTGTGGCAGAACATTAAGTTTAGATTTTATAAGAAATAATGATAATAATAAAGTCTTAGGTAATGTAATTAACAGTACAACTAATCAAACAAATAGACAAAATAGACTTGCCACAGGAAGAGATGAATTGATTAATAGAAATCTCAATCTAGGAACTGGTAGATTGGATGACCCAAGACCAGTTGGAGTTGCCTAAGTCGTCTAAATAATTTTAACTGAACTTTATAGGATATTATGCCTTTACCAAAGATTGCAACTCCAATTTATGAATTGGAAATTCCTTCATTAAAAAAGAAAATTAGATATAGACCCTTTCTAGTTAAAGAAGAAAAAATTCTGATTATTGCTCTAGAAAGCGAAGACCCTAAACAGATTGCAAATGCAGTTAAGAATGTCATTTCAAATTGCATTTTAAGCAAAGGTATTAAAGTAGAAGACCTATCCACATTTGATATTGAGTATTTGTTTCTTAATATTAGAGGTAAGTCTGTGGGTGAGAGTGTTGATGTTTTAATCACTTGCCCTGATGATGAAACGACTCAGGTTCCGATGAGTATTAATTTAGATGAGATTACTGTTGAGGTTGATCCAAAACATTCTTGTGATATTAAGTTAGATGATACTCTAACTCTAAGAATGAGATATCCATCTATGACTGAGTTTATCAAGAATAATTTTGATTCTGGTGATGGTGTAAGTGTTGATGATACTTTTGATTTGATTATATCTTGTATTGATCAAATTTATTCGGAAGAAGAATCTTGGACAGCAAGTGATTCTACTAAAAAAGAATTATTAGAATTCGTAGAGCAGTTAAGTTCCAAACAATTCAAAGAAGTTGAAAAATTTTTTGAGACTATGCCTAAACTTTCTCATACAATTAAAGTTAAAAATCCAAAGACCGGTGTGGAAAGTGAAGTTGTATTGGAGGGTCTTTCAGCTTTTTTCGTGTAGGTATGGCGCATACTGATCTTGCGTCATACTATAAGACAAACTTTGCTCTGATGCAGCATCATAAATACTCTTTGACTGAACTAGAAGATATGATTCCTTGGGAAAGGGAAATTTATATAACTCTCCTACAAAATTATATTGAAGAAGAAAATTTAAAGAACCAAGCAAATGGCTGATTTAGCACAAATAGCTCAAAGTGGGGTAGATCCTATATCTGGGTCCTATTTGTCTGCGGAAAGAAGAAAGGCATTATTTCAAAGAAGTAGAGTCTCATCAAATATTTTTGGTGGAGGTGGAGCACTTGTTCCAGTTAGTAGAAAATCAGACCCAGAGACCTTAGCAATTGTAAAGTCTCAATCATCATCAATAACTTCAGTGCAACAACAGGTTAATACCTTAAGTTCTGAGGTTGCTAATTTAAATAAGGTAATATTTGTTCAGACCCAAACCGTAAATGGAGTTCAAGAACTAGTAGGAAGTTTAAGAGGTGAAGTTACTGTTTTTAATGCCTCCTTAAATAACGTTGCAAAGGCAATCAACACCGATAGTATTCTAGAACAGAATCGTGTAAAGCAAGAAAACGAAGAGCAAAGAAGAGCAACAGAATTAGGATTAAGAGCAGGTAGAGAAAGTCTTCTAGAAAAAGCAATACAAAATGCACTAATTGCTCCGGTTCAGGCAATTGCACAAAAAACACAATCTATTTTAAGTAGATTGGCACAATTTTTTGGAACATTATTGCTTGGATGGTTAACGAATCAAGGAATTGAAACTCTTAGAGCACTGTCCGAAGATAATGGTAAAAAATTAGAAGAAATTAGAGATAATGTTCTAAAGGCTCTTGGAATTGGTGCCGCAACATTATTCTTATTAAATGGTGGATTTCTTGCTATTGCCGGAACCATTACTAGATTATCTCTTAAAATTGGTGGATGGTTGCTTAAGAATACAGTCGGTAGATTTTTTGGAGCACTTGGAAATCTTTTAAAAGGCGCTGGAGCAGCCTTGTTTGGTCTTGGAAAACAAAAACCACCGGCAACTACAATAGTTCCTCCAACAACAACACCTCCTGGTGCTAAACCTCCTACTGTGCCACCAACTACACCAAAAGGAGGCGGACCTCCTGCTCCAAAAGGTGGAGGTCTTAATTGGTTAAAAGGAAGTGGTGTACTTAATGCTATTTTTGGAACATTAGAATTTGGAATTAGAAAATCTCAGGGACAAACAAATCTACAAGCAGGTGCCGGCGCCGGGGGTAGTGTAGCGGGGTCACTGTCCGGAGCAGCTCTTGGAGCAAAAATTGGTCTTTTGGGTGGACCAGTTTCTTGGATTACTTCACCTTTGGGAGGTTTGATTGGTGGTGGTATAGGTTGGTATCTTGGTGGAAAAGGTGCGGATGTTCTTACTGGTGCAGATAAACCTAAAACACCAACACCAACACCAACATCAAAGGCACAAAGTCCAGTAATACCATCATCTACAAAATCTACACAAACTCCTGCTCCTGCTGCCACCACTGCCGCTAGTGATAAAACATTTGAGCAGCAAATGAGTGATTTAAAGACTCAGGCTGATTCAATTGATTTCACTCAGGCACCACAATATGGAGAACTCAATATAACACCAGAGGAGAGTAATCAGGTTTCATCTCAATCAAATCAGGTAAATATAAGACCACTTCCAGCACAAACTGATAGGATTTCTACTCAAGTTAATGTTGGTCCTGCACCAGCACCAGCACCAAATGTAATTTATAGAAGAGTTGGGTCTTCGGCACAACAACAATCCTCAGGTGCCGCTCCTACTGGTGGTCCGGTAAATCAAGTTCCATCAATATCAGCATCAAATCCAGATAATTTCTATGTGCTCTACTCACAAGTAAATTATAATGTGGTGACATAAGATGGCAGTAGCAGTAAAACCATCCAAAAGTTTACTTAATATTCGTTCTGGAATTAAGTCCATAAAAGATTCATTCTCTGGACTGAGAAAGAATAGTGAAAACCTCAACGAGGTTATGTTGAAAAAAACAAAAGTAAAAAGAGAATCAATAGCAAGAAATTATATACTTTCTCAAAGAAGACAAGAACAGGAAAGAAGAAAAAATAAAGAAGACCTTTTAGAGGCATCAAGTATTGGTGGTGCAATCAAGAGACAGGGGAGGGCAATTGCCTCAAGCACCAAAGGATTTCTGGGA